AAAGACCTCTGCATGATCCCAAACCGACTTGCCATCGCGCTGCAGGAGGCGGGCTGGTACGTCCGTTCCGAGATCATCTGGCACAAGCCGAACCCGATGCCGGAGAGCATCAAAGACCGGCCGGCGACGTCGCACGAGAAGCTGTTCCTGCTGACGAAGTCGGAGCGCTACTTCTACGACCCGGAGGCCGTGCGCCAGCCCGTCACGGGCGGCACGCATTCCCGCATCGCTCAGAACGTGGCTGCGCAGACCGGATCGCAGCGCGCGAATGGTGGAACCAGGGCTGATCGCCCCATGAAGGCCGTCGTGTCTTCGCCGAAGATCCAGCTGCCAGGCTCCGGCGTGAAGAACAACGCCAGCTTCATCGCTGGGCTAGGCTCGGGGATTGTTCCGGAGCGCAACCTGCGCAACGTCTGGACCATACCGACGGCGGCTTTTGCCGATGCGCACTTCGCGACTTTCCCGCCCGCGCTCGTTGAGCCCTGCATAAAAGCCGGGTGTCCTGCCGACGGCAGCGTGCTGGACCCGTTTGGCGGCGCCGGCACCACGGCGATGGTGGCCGTTGCCTTGGGCCGCACAGCCACGCTGATCGAGCTCAATCCCGAATACGCGACGCTCGCGCGGGCGCGCATCGAAGCTGAATTTATGGGCCGGGACGAGGGTGCCCGTCACATGGCGAAGCAGCTCGGCAAGGTGCCGGCAGCATTCGAAGCCGGATCGCTCTTCGCCGGTCTGGAGGCGTCATGAGCAAGAACAGCACGAGAAACGCGGCCCGGGCTGCGAAGCGCAAGCGCAAATCAGTCGGATCCAAGACACGGAAGGCCAGGAAGGCCGCCGCGGTCGCATCTCTCCAATCAGAAGCAGCAGCAGGATGAACCGGACGACGCTTCCAAATCGCCGGATGCACGAGACCCTGAGCTTCGAGCACTGGGGCATGCAGTATGTCGCCGGCATCGGCCGTGCGACGCCGCGCGCCCCGATCTCCGAGGTGTTCATCAATTGCGGCAAGACCGGCGGCCAGTCCGAGACGCTGGCGCGGGACAGCGCGGTGCTGCTGAGCCTGGCCCTGCAGTACGGGGTGCCGCTGGCTGTGATCGGCCACGCGCTCACCCGGAACGCCGACGGCACCGCATCTGGTCCGATCGGCGCGCTTGTGGATCTCATGGGAGAAGCATCGTGAAAGCAGCTGCAATCGCAAACGCAGCGGCGGCGCTGGTCGGCGGGGACCGAGAGCGGACCCACGGCAACAAGACCGACAACCACCAACGCATCGCCGACATGTGGAACGGCGTCCTGAGGGGCATGGGTAAGCCGACGAAGCTGCCGCTGGATGCCCACGATGCGGCCTGTCTGATGGAGGTGTTGAAGATCGCGCGCCGTTATGCCGGCGAGTTCAACATCGACGATTACATCGACGGGTCCGGATATGCCTGCGTGGCGGGCGAGATCAAGGCTGAACAGATCCGCCGCGACCAGACTTGGGCGAGCGCGGCCGTGGCAGACGCAGCAATCGAAGGCTGTCCAACCGGTCCGGTGCCGGCGACGTTTAGCGATGTCTGCGCGGCAATGCGCGACCTTCTCGACAAGGCCTCCGGTCCATCCCGTCAAACAGCGAGGGCATCATGAGCGACGCAGATGCATTGCCAAACCCAAATCCGTGGCATCCGATCAGCGATCCGGTGGATCTGAAGCATCTCGGCAAGCTGGGCGAGGAGGCCAGCGAGCTCGGTGCCGCCGTCAGCCGCTGCATCATCCAAGGCATCGACGAGTGCGAACCGGTCACCGGCAAACTCAATCGCGAATGGCTTGAAGATGAAATCGCCGATGTGCGCGCGAACAGCGAACTGAATATCGAGCGCTTCGGCCTCGACGAGGATCGCATCACGAAGCGCGTGGAGAAAAAGAAGCGTCACCTGCGCATCTGGCACGCAATGGCATCGGAGGCGTCATGACCCAGGCAGTGAAGAAGCGGTCAGGTCTCGGCTTGGATTACAGCAGGCTGACGGTCGGTACGCTCGATCCCACGAAGCTGTCCGGCGGGGACGGTGCGGGTTCTGATTTCGTTAGCTCGCGTTTGGGCGAACTACACATTTCACGTGAAACAAAGAGCGAACAAGAAGCAAACCAAGAACTCCGAACGGAAGTTCTCCCGGCTATAGCCGATCTGGATGATCGCCAATGAAGCACGGGCAGCACATCCCGACGGATCAGCGCGACGACATGGCGCGCTTCGCGGTCGGTCTCGCGTCGTCGCTACGGCCTGCTGAGGCCAAGCGCGCGGTCGCCGGTTTGTTCAAGGTCAGCGAGACCACGGCACTGCATCTGATCTCGCGCGGGCGATTCCTCACGGCTCCCGTGACGGAGATCGAAGGAGGGTGCAGTGTCGCTTGATTTGCTGTTTCCGAACGAATGGCTGGTGCGCGGCGCGCAGCGGAATGTCCTGGCGGCGTTCTACCAAGCGCCGGCCGGCGCGCTGACCTATGCCGAGATCATCGCGCTGACGTGCCCTGCGGCTAAGCCGGAGAGCCAGACGGTCATCTCACGTCGTCACGTCCGCGAACTGCGGGCAAAGCTGAATCCCATCGGCGTCCAGATCAATTCGCGCTGGGGTGAGGGCTATGAGATGCCGGCCGCTTCCCGCGAGATCATACGTAGGGCAATCGACGAGAGACTTGCGGCATGAGCTCAGTCTACCAGCGCATAGCGCTTTCGAAGCTCGGCCTGAATTTTCTCAACCCGGGCAACAAACTTCGGTTCTTTGTTTCGGACCGCTCCCGGAATGACGACAGCCCAACTGTGGATGACGTGAGGAACAATCGCAACGGCGGCATGAGAGGTCGCAATCACATCGCGTTCTCGAAGTCGCTCGTTGATCAGGTGAATGAGTTCGTCAGCCGTCACAATTTTTCTTTGCATCGGAAAATTATGGCAGAGACCGCGGATCTCGCCAAGCAGGGAGGCCTCAGTGGCGCATAGTACCAGCAACACTGGCATCGACGATCAGGCCAACCACAGCTTCGCCAAGGAGCAGTTGAAGGCAATCGTGGAGCGGATAGAGCGTCTGGAAGAAGAGAAGAAGACAATCTCGGACGACATCAAGGACGTGTACGGCGAAGCCAAGGGCAACGGCTACGACGTGAAGGCCCTGCGCACCATCATCCGCATGCGCAAGCAAGACGCGAACGAACGGGCCGAGCAGGAAACGATCCTCGGAACCTATCTGAGCGCGCTGAACATGCTCTGACGGATCGCACCGCAGAAACAAAAGAAGACTAGAATGAAGCCCGAACCGCTCACACCGCCTGATCTGGACCTCCGCAGCTTCGGCTACATGCCGCTGGAGGTCGTCCGTCTCCGCGATAGCGACCTCGTTGTGTTGGCCAGCGGAGAGGAATTCCGCGCGGCTGTGCTGCTCTGGTGCGCTGCGTGGCACCAGGTGCCGGCAGGGTCTGTCCCGAAGGATGAGCGAATGTTGGCCAGTTTGGCCGGCTTTGGCCGCGACATCAAAGGCTGGCGTACGGTAAGCGACGCTGCGCTGCGTGGTTTTGTCGAATGTAGCGATGGGCGCCTCTATCACCCGGTCATTGCAGACATCGCAATCACGTCAGGAACCAAGAAGCGCAAGCAGGGAAGTCAGACGGCCGCGGCAACGGCTGCGCGACGTGCGGCGAAAGAACTTCGCGACGCCGAACGTAACGGTCAACGTAACGATGACCGTAACGATAGTGGCCCCGATAGTGCGACGACCGATGATGAGGACCGTAACGTCATCCAAGGGAGAGGATCGGAAGAGAATGGAGAGGATTCGAAGGGATCAGAATCGGAAAAAAAGGGAGAGAGCAACTCTCGCTCAGGTTTGCAATTGGTTTCGGACAAGGCGATCCCGATTGACCTCGACTACGAGCCCTCCGACCGTGCCGTCGAATACGCCTACAGCCTCGGCATGAAAAAGCCGGAACTGACATCGGAGCTGAGCAAGTTCATCGCCAAGGCCATGACCGTGCGCAAGGTCAGCTTCAACCCGGACATGGATTTCAAGCTGTGGTGTGACCGCTGGCTGGAGTTCAAGCTGCAGAAGAATCCGGATTGGAAGCCGGCACCAGCACCTGCGCCGGAGATCGACCGCAGCGGCTGGCCCATCGTCGTTGAGGGAACGAGCGAACACACCTGCTGGAACATCTACCAGCGGGGGCAGCAGAAGCGCCCCTTGTTCCTGTGCAGGCAGATCGGGAAGGACGGCGTGATCTACGAGCGCGCCGCAAAGTGCCCGACGCTCTACCCGCCAGGCTTCAACGATTTCGGCGAACGGCTTCCCCCATCAGCAGAGGACGCAGCATGAGCGACCGGCTATCATTCGATCAGAAGCCCATCCCTCATCAACGCTTCTCTGAAGGCGTATTCTGCGGCGACGGCGTCATCGGCGCTCATCCATGCCACCTCGAGCATCCGCTCTGCTACGCGCCAATGGGGGATTGCTCTGCCGCCGGTGGCGCGAACGTAGCGAAGGGCATCGTCGGTTGTCTGGATACGCTGATCTCCAATCGGAGACCTAACAAGGAACGGTCCGAAGGTCATGTAGCCGGAAGTCTCACCCCTATCACCATCAAATCAACTGGCTGCTTGAATCCAGCGAAGGACGGCCTGCTTGGCGCGGTCCCATTCACCCGAGACGGCGGCCATGCTGCGGTCAGCCATCCGCTGGGAAAGTCGGTGAATCGCTTCGTAGGCGTCAGCTTCAGCCTCTGCCACGGCTCGCGACGTCCCGCCAGTGGGGCTTTCGGTGGTCAGGCAGTCAATCAGATGTCGGGCCTGTTCGTCGCTGGAGCCGCTGGCGGCGCCCATCACCGAGAGGCAGTACCGGGCTTTAAGAAGGCTGATTCCATTACTCATGCCTCGCCATAGCACGGTATCCAAATAGTCAATGTCGCGTTCCGTACACATCGAACACAAGCGAGGAAGCAAGAAAATGAGCGCGGCGAAGGTTGAGATGGATATCGAGATGCTGTTGCGCTGGGCGTACCGTGACGAGCTGTCAAAGCGCCAGGTCTCTGCCGCCGAGGGCATATGGGATCGCATCCAGGACAATCAGCACCATGGCGGGATCGACCGAAGCCACCACGGAGCTGGCCAGCGTTACGCGCACATTGGATTGCCGCATCCGGATGCCGAGCGCATCGAGCGTGCCGTCACCGGGCTCCAGGAACTGGTCATCGAGTGGGACAAGAGCATCGATTTCATCGCCGGGGACCTTGGCGGGCTGATCGCCATTAACGATGTCGCACCTTCGACTGCGCCGAAGCGTGTGCCGAAGGTGGGTTGGGGCAAGGCCGGCGATCGGGCGCTTAAGGGGATGTTCGGGCCTGGCAACGAGACGCTTCACCAGGATCGGCCTCGCGACGTGATTCTCGTTGGAGGTATTCGCACCGACGTGCTTGTCGCGTCGCATGCCATCAGAGGCACCCGTCCTGACTGGTTTGAAGAACAGCCTATCCCGAAGCGGATGCGTGCTGAGACCAGCGGCAATATCAAGATCGTGGGCGAATGCCGAGGCAAGGATCTATACACGCTCGGCAGCTATTGCCCGCTTCGGTACGTGCCGTCGCCGATGACTGTAGTTCAGAGTCGGGCCGACTATGCTGCATGGCACCGTGGATTGGTCGTGCTAAGCGAGACCCTGTCGCTGGACACATTCGTTGCGCTTCCACCAAAGGCACCAGCGACGCCATGGTTCGATGGGGAAGAACCAGAGCTGGTATCCCGCATCATCCCGGTACTGCCTAACGGCAAGAACAGTGTTGGGGCATATGGCACGCTTCCCCTGCAGCCCCAGCGACCCCGCACCCGTCCACCTCTTCGTCGTGCATTGGAGCTTGATCGTCAGGCGATAGCGCCCGAGGCTGGCAGGGGGATCGGCTAAGCCACTGCTTTAACCGCGGGGAACTTTGCGCGGGACTGCTCATTATGTGCGCATCTTTCCAGCCTTCAGGAGTGCACATGATCGAGCCCGTAACGTCACCAGTTGCAGATGAGCCCGCCGTGTCGGGCGTATCTTGGCCGTCAATCCTCGCCGGTGCGGCGGTCTCAATGGCCATCACACTGGTGCTAATCGCCTTCGGGACCGGGCTTGGTCTCTCCGTAGTTTCGCCTTGGTCGGGCGCCTCGCTTTCAGGAACCACATTCAAGATCGCAACCGGCCTCTATCTCATCGTCATTGCCATGCTTTCTTCTTCGATCGGCGGTTATCTTGCAGGTCGGCTGCGCACGAAGTGGACAGGAGTTCATACGGACGAGGTCTATTTCCGCGATACCGCTCATGGATTTCTAGCGTGGGCAGTTGCTACCGTCGTGGGCGTCGTTTTACTGGCGACTCCAGTCACGTCGATCACAGCAAGTGGCGTTGCGGGCGGCGCAGCAGCAACAGCTGGCGCAACTTCTCGTGCGACGGATTTCGCGATTGATCAGCTCCTCCGTCCCAATTCGCCTACCTCCGACACGTCCAGCGGCGATGCGCGCGCTGAGCTGACGCGTCTCCTCGGTACGACCTTCCAAACGGGGGATCTGAGTGCGGCGGACCGCTCGTACGTAGACAAGGTGATTGCCGCTCGGACTGGCTTGAGCGAGCAAGATGCCGACAAACGGCTGACCGACACCATCACTGCAGCAAAAAATGCGGCTGAGACCGCTCGTAAGAACACGATCCAGCTGGCTTTCTGGCTGACGGCCGCACTTCTTATCGGGGCGTTCAGCGCGAGCCTTGCTGCGACTGAGGGTGGCGGCTTGCGTGACGGCACTTGGAAAAATCGTCGCTAACCAAATTGGAGGAGAGAACTATGCCGATTCTGCTCTGGCTCATTGGAATTCCGATCCCCTTAATCATTCTGGTCATGCTCTTACGTTGACCGATGCAAGCGCCCGCTGCCAACAGTGGGCGTTTTCGTTTGGCCATGACCTACCGTATCGTAGAGATCAGGGCGCTGATACAGCGCCCAGCGAGCGGATCCTTGACCTGACCGGGTAGACAGCGTTTAGGGCCTTTCGGATTTTCCGTCGGCGCCCTGAAAGCTTTGGAACCAAGCTTGTGTTGGCACGTTGCTCGGTCCCTACCAACAAGGAGACTATCGTGAAAAAGCTTGCTCTTGTGACTGTCGCCCTCGCTGCACTTGCCACCCCAGCCCTCGCTCAGACCGCAGCGACCACCACGGGTAGTGCGCCGGCGGAAGCGAAGTTCTCGACGGTCGGGAAGGACGAAATGTTTTCGTCCAAGCTGAAGGGCTTGAACATCACCAATCAGTCAAACGAGACCGTCGGCGAAATCACTGACATCGCTATCAAGAACGAGAAGATCGACGCGCTGATCCTGTCCGTCGGTGGGTTCCTGGGTGTGGGCGAGCGCTATGTCGCGGTTTCGCCGGCGTCGGTTGCGATCACCCACGATGTGAAGAACGACAAGTGGGTCGCAAAGATGAATACCACGAAGGATGCGCTGAAGGCGGCGCCGGAGTTCAAGTATCCGAAGTAAGAGCGGGGCCCACGACAGTTCGCAGTTTGTTGCGAGATGTGAGTAACTAAGAAAGCGCTTGCTTTGGGGTCGTTCCCTTGACATATTGGGGACAATCCAGATTCGTCTAAAAGAGTTGACCCGCCCGGCAGCCGCCGCGGCGGGTTTCTCACTTCTATGGCACAGCTATGTAATGTCGCTGCACACCAATTATCCGACCCGAGCTATCGGTCGTTCGGTCGACCACTACGCGATCAAGGTTCACGCATTCAACGATCATGGCATTGTTGTTGCGAGCGTCGATGATCCGCGCCTCGATGCATTCGAGCGCCAGTTCCTCAAGAACGTAGGTGCGAAGCTGTACAGCTCCAGGACATCCTAATCTCTGTGATAAGGGTGGTTCAGAGCATTCTGAGGATCGGCGTGAACACTTCCTCAAGACACGCCCTGTAGTTTCAGTTTGAGGGGAAGCTATGTTCCGCATCGTCTATGTCAGCAGTGCCGTCGAGCCGTTTTCTGAAGGTGAGCTCCGTCAGCTCTTGGGAGAAGCTAGATCTAGGAACGAGGCGTGCCGGGTGACTGGGATGCTGGTGTACTCCCAGGCTAAGTTCCTTCAGGCTCTTGAGGGAGAGCCGGCTGCGGTCGCCAGCACCTTTGATCGAATCTCGGCAGATCGCCGTCATCGCAATGTAAAGACCTTGCAGCGTGGCATCTTCAGTGACCAGTTGTTTGGCAACTGGGCCATGGGCTTCCACTCTGATCTCAAAGCTCCAGGTCAAATATCCATCAATAGCCGTATCAGCCTGGATGCCCTCGACGGACTAACCGCGCTCGACTTCTTACGGTCTTGCAGCCGCACGCAGACAGGATGATCCAAGCGGCCTCGCGTCAGCACGCAGGGCATTCATCACTCAGTCCGTCAAGCACCCTCTCAACGGCAGCGAGACGTTCCTCTTTGTTTTTGCCTCGGAACTTACGGTGTTCAGCAAGAGCTAGAGCGTAATTGATAGCTTGATGGCTGTGATGTAGCCGCAAATAGCCGTGATCTGGACAGGGAGCGATTGCCTTGGCTTCCATCAGGAGGTCGGCGGCCCACATTTCCAGTGTGCTCTCAGATTTCTTGGCCTTCGTTTTCGTCATGGTCAGCCCTTCTTTGATCGTTCTTGCTGTGCCGCGAGCGTTGGGGTGATCGAAAGATCACATCGCCGATGACGTGTCGTTCGGACGCGTCGATGCTATCGGCTGAGAACGGGTATGGATCTTTCCAGTTTCGCCCTAGAGGATCGGCCGTCGTGGCTAATGCCCGGGCATCATCCTCCGTCTCTCCAGGGACGATTGCAATCTGCCTGCTCTTCTCCAGCAGGTTCAGCGCAGGCGTGAGACGCCAGAGCCGGTTCGTCTCGGGAACAATGACCGGCCCAGTGAAGGCCTCTTCGATTGGGCCATCATTTGACATGCACGTGAAACGAACGGATCGGGCGACTGTTCCCACTTAGAGGATATCGGATGAGCCCTCGGGCCGATGCTCACACTCGAACGAATAACGTTATCCATGCAGCGTTCACGCCCAAGGCCGTGGATGGTGGCAAGGCGAGGATCAAGCGGCAACGAGACCTGAAGTTCAGGCTGCCGGGCCCGCCAGTGCGCGATGTGGCCGATGATCTGATGTTGCCCACTGTCGATTCGGCGCCGTGCGAGATGCCGGTTGGGTAAGCCGCTCGATCGACGCGCCCGGAACCGTGAGTACGACAGCAAGCGCAGGGAAGAGAAGCCCTACCGTAACTGGTACAAGCTCAGGCGATGGCAGGTCATTCGCGATGTGCACTTGCCAAAGCAGCCGCTATGCGAGCGCTGCCTTGCTAAGATGCCTCAGTTCATCACGCCTGCCACAGTGTGCCACCACACCATCAAGCACGATGGCGATCCTATCATTTTCTGGGGTGGCCCCTTCGCATCGTCGTGCAAGGACTGTCACGACGTGGATGAGCAACGCATCGAGCATGGTGGAAGCGCAAGGCAAGCCGTCGGTGACGATGGTTGGCCGGTGGGGTAGGCCCCCGGGGGGTAGTCGAGAATTCTTCAACGATTTCAGCCGGGACCGGCGCCCAAGTCGAACGTCAATTTCCGCAGGTTTTGAGGTGGGGGGTCTAGGTGGGTAAGCGAGGTCCGAAGCCGAAGCTGTCGGCGCTCGACAAGCTTGAGGGAAACCCTGGCAAACGAGTGATCGAGGAGAGCGGCATCGAGGCACTTGGTGAACCGTTCACTCCTGAACATCTGTCTGACGACGCTCGCGGCTGCATCGAGGCAATCAAGATGTCGATGCCGGCTGGTGTCTATTCTGCTCTCGACAGTTTCATCCTTTCGGCGTTCGCGACTGCCTGGGCGCTGCACAAGCTGGCGGCCCACAAGATCAATGATCCGGCTTTCGAACACATCATCGAGGTGGGTGATAACGGCGCGCAGGCGCAAAGCCCATGGCTCGCAATCCTAAACAAGCAGGCCGCGCTGATGGCGACGCTCGGCGATCGTCTCGGGTTGGATCCGAAAAGCCGCGCCGCGCTCAAACTGCCGGGCGCCAAGCAGCGCAAAAGCAAGTTCGCCGGTCTGCTCGGGCAGACCGGATCATCGCCTTCATTGAGCAGTTAAAGGTCCCATCAGGTGAAGGGCAGGGTGGTCGGTTTCTACTACGCGAGTGGCAAAAGCGCTTCATTCGTGACATCTACGAGCCGCACGGTGTTGATGGTCGCCGGCGTGTCCGTCGAGCCATCCTCTCGATCGCACGAAAGAATCGCAAGACTGAACTGATTGCCGCGCTGGTGCTGGTCCATCTGGTCGGGCCTGAATCGGTCCAGAACGGTGAAATCTACTCTGCGGCCAACGATCGCGAGCAGGCCGCGCAGGTGTTCAAGGTCGCAGCGCAGATAGTGCGCGCGGATCCTGAGCTGAGCGACCTGCTGAAGGTCGTCGACTCCACCAAGCACATCGCGTGCTTTGCGAACGGTTCCTTTTACAAGGCGATGTCGGCCGAGGCCGGCACCAAACACGGTCTCAACCCGACCTTCGTCATCTTCGACGAGCTGGCGCAGGCCAAGAACCGGGAACTCTACGACGTCCTCGACACCTCGATGGGGGCGCGCTCCGAACCGCTCTTCATCGTGATCTCGACGCAGTCGAACGATCCCGAGCATATCCTGTCGAAGTTGATCGACGACGGCAGGGAAGCCAAAGACCCGACGATCGTGTGTCACCTCTATGAGGTGCCGGAGGACTGCAAGGACATCTTCGATCCGAAGGTGTGGAAGAAGGCAAACCCTGCGCTCGGTGATTTCCGATCGTTGGCCGATCTCAAAGCGATCGCCGACAAGGCGATGCGCATGCCGGCAGAGGAACCGAAGTTTCGGAACCTCTATCTTAATCAACGCGTGGCGCCAATCGCTTCGTTGATTTCGCGCGCGGAATGGACCGCGTGCGCTGGTGAAGCTGCCTTTGAGCCGAAGGAAGAAGTCTATCTTTCGCTTGACATGTCCGCCGTCGTCGACTTGACGGCGCTGGTCATGGGAAGCGCTGGCGACAAGACGAAGGTCAGACCCTTCGTCTGGAAGCCTCAAGAATTGCTTCGTGAGCATAGCGATCGCGATTTCGGGGCCGGCAATAACCGGTACGGGCAGTGGCACAAGGAAGGCCACTTGCTGGTGTCTCCCGGGCGATCAATCGACCCCGCCGTGGTAGCGCTGAAGATCGCCGAGCTGGTGAAGGAATACAAAGTCCTCGGCCTTGCCTACGATCGGTGGCGCATCGCTGATCTGCTTCGTGAGTTCGATCGCATCGGTCTCGCGGCATGGGAGGATAAGGGCGGGGATAAGCCGGGGTCCGGCCTGCGTCTCATCCCGTGGGGCCAGGGTTTCAGAGACATGGCTCCCGCGATCGATGCCCTTGAGCTGGCGGTCATAGACCGGAGTCTGGTGCAGCCTGCGAACCCGGTTCTGACCTGGGCGATGGCCAACGCTGTTGCGACCATGGATCCCGCCGGCAATCGTAAGCTCGACAAAGATAAGGCGCGCTTCCGCATCGACCCTGCGGTGGCACTCACGATGATGGTCGGCCTCAAGTCGCGCGACGCTAAGAAGGCAGCGCCGACCTTCCAGATGTTGTTCATCTAAGGATTCACGACATGAACCGTGCATATGCAATCCTCACCGTGAAGGCGGTGGAGGAAGACAAGCGCGTCATCCGAGGAACTGCCACCACACCGAGCCCTGACCGTGTCGGAGACATCGTCGAGCCGCTCGGTGTCGAATTCAAGAACCCGATGCCCTTGCTGCATCAGCACGACTCGCGCGCGCCGGTAGGCACGGTCCGCTTCGACAAGCCGACGAAAGACGGCATCACGTTCGAGGCACAGCTCCCGACCATCACCGAACCTGGCGCTTTAAAAGATCGGATCGATACAGCGTGGGGCGAAGTGAAGGCCGGCCTTGTCAGCGCCGTCTCGATCGGCTTCAGCCCTCTCGAATATTCCCGGATGGAAGATGGCGGCTACCGCTACATCCGAAGCGAAGTTCTCGAGCTCTCGCTCGTGACCGTGCCGGCAAATGCCGACTGCACGATCTCTCTCGTCAAGTCACTCGATGTCGCTCAGCGGGCCGCGTCAGGCCAGCCGCCAGATGACATCGAACCGAAACCTCCCGCGCCTGGGAAAAAGATCAACCCCGTAGTCAAGGCCCAGGAGGCCAAAACGATGAAGAAGACCGTTGCTGAGCAGATTTCTGCTTTCGAAGCCACGCGCCAGGCCAAGTCGGCCCGGATGCTGGAGATCATGGATGGCGCGGCGGAGAAGGGCGAGACCCTCGATGCCGCGTTGACCGACGAGTACGATGGGCTCGAAGCCGAAATCAAATCGGTGGACGCGCATCTCGTTCGTCTGCGCGCACTTGAAGAAGCCAACAAGAAGTCCGCGGCTCCGGTCGATGGCACGACCACGCAGCGCGCCGCCGAAAGCCGCAGCGGTGTCACCGTTCTGTCGGTGAAATCCAATCTGCCGGCCGGCACCGCGTTCACCCGCTATGCCATGGCGCTCGCGCTCGGCAAGGGCAACCTGATGCAGTCGGCAGAGATAGCCAAGGGCTGGCACGACAGCACGCCCGAAGTCGAAACCGTGCTGAAGGCTGCGGTTGCCGCTGGCAACACCACGGACACCGCCTGGGCCAAGCCGTTGGTCGAATACCAGAACATGGCGTCGGAATTCGCCGAGCTGCTGCGCCCGCAGACTATCATCGGTCGCATCCCCGGCCTTCGCCGCGTGCCCTTCAACATCAAGATCCCGCGTCAGACCTCCGGCTCGTCCGCGAGCTGGGTGGGCGAGGGTGCTCCGAAGCCCGTGTCCGCGCTGGCGTTCGACAAGATCGAGCTCGGCATGACCAAGCTTGCTGGCATCGTCGTGCTGACCGAGGAATTGGTCCGGGCGTCCAATCCGGCGGCCGAAGCCATTGTCCGTCAGGATCTGTCCGACACCATCATCCAGACGATGGATCGTGACTTCGTGAACCCGGCCAAGGCGGCCGATGCCGGCGTGTCGCCCGCGTCGATCACCAACGGCGTAACGCCGGTCGTTGCCAGCGGCACCACAGCGGATCATGTGCGCGCGGACGTGCGCGCGCTACTCGCCAAGTTCATCACCGCGAACATGTCCCTCTCGGGTGCGGTGTGGATCATGAGCGAGCGTCGTGCTTTGGGTCTCGCGATGATGCTCAACGCTCTCGGCCAGCCGGAATTCCCCGGCCTGGAGATCAACGGCACGTCCGGCGGCACGTTCTTCAACCTGCCTGTGGTGCTGTCTGAGAACGTCACCGCCAACCCCGGCACCGGTTCGCCGCTGGTCGGCGCCGGCGATCGCATCATCCTGGCGAAGGCGAACGAGATCCTCCTCGCCGACGATGGTCAGGTCATGCTCGACGCCAGCAACCAGGCGTCGCTGCAGATGGATAGTGCCCCGACCAATCCGCCGGTGGCGGCCACGGTGATGGTGTCGCTGTGGCAGATGAACCTGGTCGGCATCCGCGCCGAGCGCTTCATCAACTGGTCCAAGCGCCGCGCCGGCGCCGTCCAGTACATCGACAGCGCCAATTACGCCTGATTGGCGTGAGCATTAGCGGCGGGCTTCGGCCCGCCGCTTCCTTTCCATGCGAGGTGCGACATGAAGCTGATTGCGACGAAAGCCATGCTGTTCGGAGGTCGTGACCTCAAGGTTGGCGACGAATTCGAAGCCAACGATCGCGATGCACGGGTCCTCAAAGCCATCCGTAAGGCCAAGGATGTTGCGGAGTCTGCGCCGGAGATCCCGAAGCAGCCGCGTGATCCCTTGGACCATGATGGCGATGGCAAGAAGGGCGGCAGCGTGAAGGGCGCCAAATACAAGCGCCGCGATATGCAGGTCGAGGACTGACGCTTGAAGATTTTCGGGCTCACGCTTTTCGAACAGAAGGCGGTGCGGGCCAACGGCACTTTGCTGCCCGTCAATAGCCGTGCGGGCTGGTTTGGGTCCGTTCTGGAAAGCTTCACCGGTGCGTGGCAGCGGAACGTCGAGGTCAAGCTCGACACGGTCCTAACCTATAGCACCGTGTTTCGCTGTATCAGCCTTATCTCGTCCGACGTCTCCAAGATGCGGATGAAGTTGGTCGAGTTGACGGACGGAATCTGGAACGAGACGTCGAGCCCTTCCTTCACACCTGTTCTGACCAAGCCGAACCGGTATCAAAACCGAATTCAGTTCTTCGCAAGCTGGATCATCTCGAAGCTTGCTTGGGGCAACGCTTACATCCTGCTCGAGCGGGACGCTCGCAAGGTGGTTGTCCGGATGTATGTGCTCGACCCGACCATGGTGACGCCGTTGGTGGCGCCGGATGGCGCGGTCTATTATCAGCTCAAGCGAGACGACCTCGCAGGTATCCCGGCTGACGCTGTGGCTGTGCCGGCAAGCGAAATTATCCACGATCGTTGGAACACACTCTTCCATCCGCTGGTCGGGCTTTCGCCGATCTACGCATGCGGGATCTCGGCCATTCAAGGCCTGAAGATCAAGAACAATTCTGCGGTGTTCTTTGGTAATGGCTCACAGCCTGGCGGTGTTCTGACTGTCAATCGGCGTTCAAATTTGACCCCGTATCGGCTTCCAATTTTGACCCCC